ATCGGCTGCTGCAGATGATCCAGACGGAAACCGATTACGCCGTGCCGGCGGCCGATCTTCGCACCCGCGCGCTCATGAACAGCATCGCTCCAAAGGGCACCTTTTGGGGCGAAATGGCGCGCTCGGCTCTGCTGTTCAAAACCTTCGGGATCACGCTGCTCATGACGCACGGCCGCCGGATGCTCGAGCGCTCGACGGGCGGCATGGCCGCTTATGCGGCCGCCTTCTTCATCCTGACCACGCTCGGCGGCGCTGCGGCGATGGAATTGAAAGCGCTGTCGAAGGGCGAGGATCCGCAGCCGGTCCCGACGGGCAAGGATCCAGTGATCAAGCACGCCGAGTTTTGGGGCAAGGCGACGCTGCAGGGCGGCGGTTGGGGCATTTACGGCGACTTTCTCGGCTCGACGGAAAACCGCTTCGGCGGCGGTCCCGGCGAAACGGCCGCGGGGCCGCTGGCGAGCTCGGCCGCCAATATCGGCGGCGCCGGCTTCTCGCTGATCCGCGCCGGGCTCGGCGACAAAAAGGCTCACCCTGGCCGCGATCTCGTTAAGGCGTTCAAGCAGGAAGCGCCGGGCAATTCGATTTGGTGGTCGAGGGTTGCATTTGAGCGGCTTGTAGCGGATCAAATGCAGAAGGAGATCGATCCCGATTACGCAAGGTCGTGGCGGGCGACACAGCGGAGAGTAAAGCAACAAGGGCAAGAGTTTTGGTGGGAGCCCGGCGAGACGTCGCCGAAACGGGCTCCGAGGTACAACAGCCTGGGGGGGCACCGATAAATGACGGTAGGCACAGCCACGCCGCGCGTCGAATATATCGAGGACGGCGCAACTCTAATCCACGCGGTTCCGTTCCAGTTCTTCGACACTGACGAGCTGATCGTTACCCGGATCGACGGGACGAGCGACGTCAACAACCACGTGCTCACGCTCGGCGCCGACTATATTGTGAGCGGCGGCGGCGGCGACGTCGGCTCGATCACCAAGACGAGCACCGGGACCGTCGGCGCGACCTTGCGGATCCAGCGCCACACGCACCGCTCGCAGCTTCTCGACTATGAGCCGGGCGACGAGTTCCCCGCGGAGAGCCATGAGGAAGGGCTCGATCGCCTCGAGATGCAGATCCAAGAGCTCGAGGATCAGGCAGTAACCGAGGAGCGGGTCCGCGATATCCTTGGCATGACGCTGGTCGCCGGCAACGGGATCCAGATCACCGTCAACGACGAAGCGAACACGATCACGATCTCGACGATCGCGGCCGATGCGCTGGTCGACGGCTTGCCCGATTGCGTCATGCTGTCGGGCGATCAACAGTCGTGGGATGGGATCACCGGCTCGGGATCCGGCGGCCTCACCCAAGAGGACGTCGAAGATATCGTTGCCGACATGCTCACCGCCGGCGCCGGAATCGGGCTCGCCTATGACGACGCCGCAGGGATCTTCACGATCACGAACACGTCGCCGGCAAGCGGCGGCTCCGGCGGCGCCGGGCTCACCACGGAGGACGTGCAGGATATCGTCGCCGCGTTCATCAACGCGACCGGCGGCCTGTCCAAGTCCTACGACGACACGGCCAACACCCTGACGATCGACGCATCGGGCGTGAGCGGCGGCGGATCCTCGCTCTCCGTCGACGACGAAAGCCTTGTCGGCAACGGCTACGTCAAGCTGTCCAACGGGCTCATGCTGCAATGGGGCTCGGCCAACATCGGCGCCAACGCGACGCCGACGATCTTCTACCCGCAGCCTTACGCGACTTTCTCCGTCGCCTCCGGCTCGGGCGGCCACAACGGCACGTCGAACCCGAACAACTGCCGGATCACCGGCTGCAACGCGACGGGCTTTACGGTCTGCAACAACGATCCGTCGGCGGCGCCGTTCTTCTGGATCGCGCTAGGGGTTTGATGGGCGGGTAACGAAGTATCGCGTCGGCCGACGGGCCGCGTCCTGGGGGGGCGTCAAGGGATGGTGGAGGATCATGTTCAGGGGGTTGTAACGCCGGTCGCGGCGCTGCTCGCAGCGCTCGGCGTTCCCGGCTTGGCCGCCTTTCTCCTCAAGCGCGCGACGATGCGCGACGACAACCGCGAACGACTGATCGATGCGCTCCGCAAGGCGCTCGACAAGGGCCGGGTCCGCGAGAACGCCTATTGCGGCGCGCTCGACGCACTCGTGATCGGGATCGATCATCTCGAGGATCCGCACCCGGCCCTGCTCGCCGCTCGAGCTCGAGCGCTCGAGATCATGGAAACGGCTCATTGCCACATCAGCGGGGGGACAAATTGAAAGCCGAACAATCGAGCCCGATCGGGACCGATCTCGACGCGCACCGCGGAACCAAGGCCGCGATCCGCAAAGCATGGGGCGGCCCGCTGCTGGTCGATCAGGCGGCCGACGCCGCCTTTGCCTCGAGCATTAGGCGGCTCCGCGGCGAGCCCAAAGGGGGGAAGTAATGAAGGCGATCTTTGAGAAGATCCGCGCCGAGCTCGAGCTCATTCGCAAGCGCGTCGATCAGCGGCTCAACGTCGTGGCCTCGCTCGCCGTCGGCTATCTGGTCGCCAATTCGGCGCAGTTCCAAGCGGCGGTGACGTCGCTTGTGCCGGCCAAGTATCAGCCGATCGCCGGCCTGGTCGCCGGGATTATCTCCTACGCCGTGGTCCGCGCCGCCTCCGCGCGCGACGCGAGGAAGGCGGCGGCCAATGGCTGAAGCGCCCAAGTCGAAAGGCAAGCCGATCGGCGCCGTAGCGCTGGCGATCATCGCCGCGACGATCGCGGTTGAAGGCGGGTACGTCCGCAACCCCGCGGATCCCGGCGGCGAAACCAATTACGGGATCACGCAATCGACGGCGCGGACCCACGGCTATCGTGGGCCGATGCGGACGCTCCCGCGCGCGACGGCCGAGAGCATCTATTACGAGCATTATCTCGTCGAGCCCGGCTATGAGCCGCTGATCGCACTCGACGCGCCGGTAACGGCCGAGCTGTTCGATACGACGGTGAACATGGGACCGGCGAAGCCGTCGCGCTGGTTTCAGCAATCAACCAATGAGCTCTGCAACGCGCGGCTCGCCGTCGACGGCAAGGTGGGGCCGGCGGCGATCGCCGCTTACCGCGCCTGTCAGATTTGGCGGGGATCCGCGCGGCTGTGCGTCGACATGCTCAATAGCTTGGATGCGAAGCAAGCGGCCGAATACCGGCGGCTCGTCGCGCGCAATCCGAGGCTCCGCATTTTCCTGAAGGGCTGGCTCGCGAACCGGATCGGCAACGTCGATCGGCGCGACTGCTCGAGGGGCAAAGCATGAGGGGCGATCTCCTCTTTGCCGCGATCTGCGGCGCGATCGTCGCGCTGGCCGCAGTCTCGGCGCTCGAGGCGATCGAGCCGCAACAGCCGACGGTGCTCGCCGACGCGCCGAGCTCGCCGATCATCAATGCCGATTGGTCGCAATGCGTCGTCCGTCGCGGGCCGCCGATCGACGGCGCGCCGCCGGGCAAGGCGCTGCGCCACTGGCGAAATGGAGGGACAGCCTAATGGAAGCGTTCGTACTCACCCAAGGCATGAAGGCTTTTCTCGGCAAGTTCGGGATGCCGCTCCTGATCCTGATCGCGATCGGCCTTGCCGTGGTCACGATCGATCATCGCGGTTTCGAGCGGGCCAAGGAACAGGACCGCAAGGCCGAGCTCGAGCGCCAGCTCATCACCGCGGCCGTCGTCGCCTCGATCGACGGCAAGCTCGACGAGCGGCTCCGCGCGATCGCCGATCAGCTCGGGGTCAAGCTCGACACTATCGACAGGGAAGGAAAGACCGTTGTTCAACCGATCATCACGCGCGAGCTCGAGCGCGATCCTCGCCTCGCTGCTCCTGATAGCTGCCTCACTCCCGGCTTGCTCGGCGCGGTTAACGCCGCCCGCGGATATCCCGCCGGCGAGCTCGGCGGCGAAGCTCGATCCGCAAACCCGCCAAGCGTGCCCGGATCTCCCAAGGGTCACTGACGGATCGGCGATCGGGATCGCGTCGGCCGACGCCGACGCGGCGCTCGAATATCGCAAGTGCCAAGCCCGGCACGGGGCGGCGGTCGCGGCCTTCGACGCGCTCGCCGACGCCTACGGCCAGCTCCGCGCCGCGATCACCCAGGGCGTGAGGAAGGGAAGCAAGCGCAATGGCAAGTAAGCAAGTTCCGGATCTCCCGGTCGCAAACCCGCTCGACGGCAGCGAGCTGGTTCACGTCGTACAGGACGGAAGCAGCCGGCAAACGACGGTCGCGGCGATCGCCAGCGGCGGCACCGCCGCCTATCATTACGGATCGTTCGCAGTCTCGGCGATCGGCGCGAGCGAGATCCTCATGGATCATATCGTCGCCACGGCCCACACGCTGCAGGATGATTTCGCCGGCTGCGTCGCAAGCGTCGGCTCGGCGCCCGTCGCGGATTGGGTCGCCGACGTGCAGCTCGAGGGCGCTTCGATCGGATCGCTCACCGTCCACGCCGACGGGACGCACACCTTCCTGACCACGGGCGGCGCCGTGGCGGTCCCCGCCGGGTCCGTCGTGAGCGTGATCGCGCCCGCCGGCGCCGACGCTTCGATCGCTCGGCTCCGCTTCACCTTCAAGGGGGCAATCTAAATGACCGATATTCTGTGGCAGGGGCACGAAGCCGACGCCTATGTGATCGCCAACTCGAACAATACCGAGGACGTGACCGCGATCTCGGCGCCCTACGAACGCGCCGGGATGCGCGCCGGCAAGAGCGCCAGCGGATCGCTCAAGTCGACGCCTGATTGGCCGGCTCGGGATGAGATCTGGCACCGCTTCAACCACAACAACGGCGGCGGCGGCTATTCGGCGGGGGAAATCTTTTGGGCGGCCGAGAACGCCGCCGGGACGCAAGTCGCGCGGATCGTCCAAGCCTCGAGCACGACGGCGCAATATCAGGTGAGCGACGGCGCCGGCGCATGGATCAACGTCGGCGCCGCGTTCCTGCTCCAAGGGAGCAACCTTACGACGCGCTTCGATATCCACCACAAGGGCGGCGGCGCCGGGCAAGTCGAAGTGTGGTACGGAACGCCGGGCGCGCAAACGAAAGTCGTCGACGAAACCGGAAGCTATGCTTCGGCAGTCTCGATCGTGCGGATCTTCCACGGCCCGGAAAGCACGGCGGGCGGCTTCTGGACAACGGTCGCTTTCGAGATCGTGCAAACGACGTCGACGCTTTCCTCGACGAGCGAGATCAAGCCGCCGACGTCGAACGGCGCCGACGTCGACGGCACCGGCACCTATGCCGACGTCGACGAGCAAGTTTACAGCGACGTCGATTTCATCACGCTCTCGGCCGCCGGCGAGCGGCAGAGCTTCAAGGCGGCCGCGCGAACGCAGTCGCAAACCGTCGTTACCGGAGTCACCGCTTCTTGCCGGGCATGGTACGAAGCGGGCGGGCCGACGCACCTTAAGCCCTATCTGACGATCGCCGGCGTCCGTTACTACGGAACCACCTTCGCGCTCGATCTCGTCGCGCGCGGCTATCAATACACGTGGGGCACCAACCCGGCGACGGGCGTCGCCTTCACCGCCGCCGAGGCGAACGCGGCGACGCTCGAATGGGGTTGGGAGGCGGTCGCCTAAATGGCCGCGATCCATATCAGCAAGACCAACCTTGCGGTCGCGTCTCACGCGCCCGCGACGGTCTATATGAGCAAGACCAACCTTGCGGTCGCATCGCGTCCGCTGACTGCCTGGGCGGCGATCAGCAAGACCAACATTACGATCGCCTCGAGGGATGGAGTTGTCGAGCCGCCGCCGGCGCGCCGCCGGGCGCTGTTCGTGAGCTGATCCGATGGGGCGGCCCGCCGGCTACATCAATCAGACGATCGCCGCGCAAGCGGCGCGCAGCGCCGCGGCCGACGATGCCGCCTTGCTCTACATGCCGATCGACGCGTTGCTCGACGCGCTCGCCGACGTCGACACGTCGACGACGCCGCCGACGGATGGGCAAGCGCTCGTCTTTCACGCGGCAAGCGGGCTGTGGATCCCGGCGACGCTCGCGATCTCTCTGGCGCTCGACGGGCTGACCGACGTCGACACGACCACGACGCCGCCGACGGATGGGCAAGTGCTCGAGTATCATTCGGCAACCGGGCTGTGGATCCCGGCGAGCCTCCCGGCGCCGGGCGCGACGAACCTTAACGGCCTAAGCGACGTCGATCTCACGACGCCGCCGACGGGCGGGCAAGTGCTCGAGTATGACAACGCCTCGAGCCAGTGGAAGGCCGCGAGCCTCCCGGCGCCAGGCGCGACGAACCTCGATGGGCTGACCGACGTCGACACGACCACGACGCCGCCGGCTGACGGGCAGACGCTCAAGTGGAACAATGCGGCGGGGCTATGGAAGCCGGGGCCTGACGTCGGCGGCGGCATGACCAAGCTCGCCTCTGTCACCTTGGCCGCGTCGGCGGCCTCGATCTCGTTCACCGGGATCGCTCAGACCTATCAGGATCTCGTGCTCGTTGTGACCGGGCGCGGCGACAAGGCGGCGACGTTCGCGGAGATCCGCGCCAAGTTCAACAACGACGCCACGGCCAGCTACGACTTCCAGAACAACAGCGTGAACAATGCGAGCCTTAGCGCCGGCGCGTCGGTCGCCGCGGCTTATGCCTTCTGCGGCTATATTCCGGCGTCGACCGGCATCGCCAACGCGAGTGCGTCGGCCGAGATCGTGCTCCCCAATTATGCCGACGGGACGTTTCACAAGAATTATTTTTCGAGGGGCGGGATCCGGCTCGGCACGACGGTTTCCAATATGTTCGCGACGAACATTTGGGGCGACTGGCGCAACGTCGCCGCCGTCAATCGGCTCGACGTCTTTCCCGACAGCGGCAACTTTGTGACCGGCACCAAAGCCGTACTCTACGCGCGCGGCTAAAATCGAACACAGGCCGCCGGAAACGGGGCAAGGAGAAGCGAAAGGGTCGGAGGGATAGATATGACCCCCCGGCCCTTCTTTTGCGTCCTACGGGCTTTTAAACGGCCCGTGTTACACGGCGAATAGTTAACGCGCTCTAGGCGGCGAGCTCGTCGACCGCCCAACGCGGCCGCTCGGGGAGCAAGCGGAGCTCGGCCGACGTGAGCTCAAAGGTGCGATCATCGGCGAGCCGGTAGAAGCAGCCTGTCGGCGATCCTTCCGGGCCGGTCACGGATCCATAGACCACGGGCGATTCCCTGTTCGCCTCGATAAACTTGGCAAGGCGATAGGTCATGCGGCGAGCTCGCCTTGCGCGCCTTCCTCGAGCTCGACGTCGGCCATGTGGCGGCGGACAAGCTCGCGGTACACCTTCGCACCCTCGCTCGAGCGGAGCGCTGCAGTCTCGGCGCCGGCGTCGACGGCCGAGCGGAGCGCGCGGAGATAGTCGCTCGCCGGTCCCTCGGGCGGGCGCCACTGAAACAGCTTGTTCCAGTAGAGCCGCCGGAGCTGCTCCATCGCCGAGATCCGCCTCTGTGCGTCGTTGCCTGACAGCCGGCCCTTGGCGACGAGCTCGGGAAAGCGCTTGCGCCTTTGTTCGAGCTCGCCGTTGATCCATTGGACCTTGGCGCGCCATGTAACATGGGGGTTGGGCCGCTCCCACGTGGCGCGGATCTCGTTCGGCCCAAGCGGCGCGAAGGCGAAACCGAGATCCTCGCGAATGTCGCGGATCAGGCCGACGAGATAATCGGCTTCCTTCTGGCTGATCCGGCCCTTCTTCACCTGATCGGGATAATGGCTTTCGCGCTCGCCAAGATCGCGATCGATCTCGGCGACGAGCGCGGCTGCGTCGCTCACTCCCCACTCCTCACCGTTGAGGTTCATTGTCCGTTCCCCTTGCAACGTAAGTCGGCCAGCGGCCCAAAGCTGCGCTTGCCGCGCACCCATCCCTTGCCGATGATGTAGCGGCCGCTGCACTTGCAGCAGCGGAGCTCGCCCCGCCGGCGGTGCGAATGATGGTCGCAAGTCGCGACCGCGATCGCGACGATCTGCTCCTGCCTCATCGCGAGATCCCCGGCGGCGTGTTACATGCCGGTTCGGCCTTGATCCGGCGCATGGTCGCGAGCGCGAAGGCGGCGAGCCGCGCCGAGCGGCGATAGGCGACGTCGAGATTTTGCCGTTCGCTCTTGCGAAGGACGTCGGCGAGCTGGCCGGCAAGCGTGTGCGCCTTGTCGGCGAACACGCCGATCGGCAATTCGCGATCCGTCTCGGCCGTGTGGCCGTTCGCCTCCTGATTGCGGAGCTCGGCGAGCATCGCCGCAAAGTCGAGCTCCTCGAGCGCGGAGCGGGCGCTCACAGATGCGCTCCAAAGGCCAGCATGAGCGCCTCGCCCCATGCGACCGCGGCCGCGGCCAGGGCGGCGATCGCGCCGGCGCCGCAGCCGGCATAGCAAAGGATTGTGAAACGCTCGGCGGCCGCGTCGATCGCCTCGAGCTGCTCGTTGGTAATCTTGCCGTGCCGTCGTGGCGGCGTTCGCCACTGGGCCGGCGTGCGCGATTGCTCGCTCATGCCTCCCCCCCCAAATAATCCACAGTCACCCGTCGGCGACGCGCTGCTTTTGGAAGTTATACACAGGGCTTGTCAATCCTGTTAGCCACACGCATACAAAGCAGCATGGTTAAGGGGAGCACCGGACAACAGAAGCTCAAGGCGTTTCGGCGCGAGCGCGGCCTCACGATGGAGGCGGCGGGCGCGTTGATCGTGGTTGACGGGAAGCCCGTCGATCGCGCGACGTGGCACGGTTGGGAAAGCAAGGGGAAGATCCCCAAGCCCGATTGGATGCTGCAGCTCGAGCGGGTTGTCGGCTGCGAGCCTAACGATTTCTATCCGCGTCCCGACGGGGACTCGGCTGTACCGGCGCCAGCGCAACAGGCGCTCGCGCTATGAGGGGGGGAGTATGTCAGAGGATAAGGCCGGCCTAGCAACCGGGATCCATGCGGTTGCGGCCGCAGTCATTTGCAGCAAGTCGGCAACCGATCAGGAGATCGCGCTTGCCGGCGAGATCCTGAAACGGGCGCCCAGGCGAGCGATGCCGCGCGAGCTCGAGAGCCCGATCGATACCTTCAACCGGCAAATGGACACGGCGATCGAGAGCTGCAACTCGAGCGCCGGCGAGCCGACGCGCGCCGCACGCCGCGCGCGGCTCGCCTCGGATCTCGAGCGCGAGGGACTTGTCCTGATCGAGCAACAGACGCTCGCCGAGCTGCTCGATCGCAAGCTCGCGGGCGAGCCGGAGATCGAGATCGATCCCCTGCCCGCCGATGAGCCCGACGATGAAGGCGAGGAGCTCGGCGCCGAGCTGCTCGACGGCGAGCGCGTCGCCGTGCCGTCGAGCTCGGGCGGGATCCTCGGCCTCGACTATAGCTCGGCCGAAGGCGTCGAGTTCCTGACGCACACGCCGAGCATGGACGTTGGCGTGTTACACGGCTCGACGTCGGGCGCCGCGACCACAAGCGATTGGGTTGGCGACGTCGGCCGAGATCCCTTTCCCTCGGCGGTCAATGATTAGCCGCCATGATGGATGCGTTAAAGCGCCGCCTCGGCGTCAAGCCGAGAGAGCGGATCGAACAACCGCCGGGCACCGCGCCCGGCCTCATGCTGCAGCGGATCGGCGGCGAGTGGTTCATCGTCATGTTACACGGCGGCCGCGAGATCCAGCGCTACACGCCGAAAGAGGCGCGGCGCATGGCTAACCGCTTCCTCGAAATGGCGTGGCTGGCGAGCAATCCGGGCGAGTGTCCGCGCGGGATCCTCGAATGACAACCCGGCACCGCCGGATTGCCTTGCTCACGGGCGCCGCGCCGATCGCCGGCGTGCCGTGTAATGCGGCGCCGGAGTTCGGGCTCTCGTTCCTCCTCGCCGGGAGCCGGGAAGCGCTGCTCCGCGAGGCTAAGAAGATCTACGACGAAGCCGACGATTGGCCGATCTCGGAGATCCCGTGGTGAGCCGCTGCGGAACACAATTCGCGATCTCGATCGACGATTTGAAGGAGCTCGCCAACGGGCAAGTCAATGCGATCGTCGCGCATCTGCTCCCCAACGGCCGCGAGAATTGCGGCTATTGGGAGTGCGGCTCGATCGAAGGCGAGCCCGGCCAATCGTTGAAGGTCAATCTGCGCGGCGCGTTGCGCGGCATGTGGACCGATTTCTCGGCGCCCAAGGGGACGCCGGAGCGAGCGGGCAATATCCTGCAGCTCATCGCAGCGGTGAAGTACGGGCACGATATCGGCAAAGCCTGTGCCTGGGCGCGGTCATGGCTCGGGCTCGATCATCTGGATCCCAACCGCCTCGCGACCGAGAAGGCGAAGGCGCGGCGGCAAGCGGCGCGCAACCTCGAGCAAGCCGCCGAGAAGGCCGAGAAGAACCGGCGCCGGGCGCTGCAGCTCTATCTGTCGGCCGAGCCGCTGCCGGGCACGCTTGCCGAAACCTATCTGATCGCGAGGGGGATCGACCTTCGCGCCGCCGGGCTCGTCGCGCCCGGATCCTTGAAGTTTCAGGCGGCCGCCTATTGCGCCGAGACGCAATCGAAGCTGCCGGCGATGGTCGCCGCCGTGGTCAATCTCGAGGGCCGCCATATCGCAACCCACCGCACCTATCTTGCCGACGACGGCAAGGGCAAGGCGACGCTGCTCGAGGCGAAGAAGGCGCTCGGCAAATATCAGGGCGGCTTCATCCCCTTGTGGAAGGGCGAGCACGATTGCCCGATGGGCGAGATCCCGCCGGGAACGCCGATCTATGTGAGCGAGGGGATCGAGGACGGCCTAAGCGTTGCGCTTGCTCGGCCGAACCTAAGAGTGATCGCAGCGATCTCGCTGTCCAATCTCGGCGCGCTCGAGCTCCCGAAATCCTGCCCGATCCATATCCTCGGCCAGCGCGACGAGAAGATGCGCGCGCTCGAGGCGTTCGCTGCGGCCGTCGAACGGCTGCAGGGCAAGGGGCATGACGTGTTCCTGATTTACCCGCCGCAAGGCGTCAAAGACTATAACGAGCTGCTGCAGCGCGACGGCGCCGGGCAAGAGGGGGGAGACTAATGGGCGATCGCAAGAAGCGCGGCGGCCTCGAGCTGATATCGAGCTCGATCGACGAAGCAACGCCAGCGCCGAAGATCGCTCGGCCGATCGGCGGCACGATCGAGGAGCCCGAGCTTCCGGGGCTGCTGCCGCCCGGCTGTCCAGTGGTCCCCTTGGGGAAGCTCAATCAGATCTGCTACTATCTCGACGAGCAACGCCAGCTCATCGGGCTCGATCCGCAGAAGCACGCGAAACAGCACATCCGATCCTTGTTCGGCCGCAAGTCGCACCTGTGCGATGAGTATTGGCCGCGCGTCGACAATCAGGGCCAGCCCAAGGGGCACGGCCAATGGCACCCGGAGATCGCCGCCGACGTGCTGCAGCGGGCTTGTGCCTGGGCGGGCATTTTCGATCCGCAGGGCCGAGTGTTCGGGCGCGGCGCTCACCGCGGCGACAGCGGCGAGCTGATCCTCCATTGCGGCGACGTCGTTTTCATCGCCGGCGAGGAGCAAAGCTATCAGGATCCCGGCCTTGTCGCGGGCAACGTGTACCCGACAGCGCCGAAGATCCCGCGCCCGCATGAGCGCGAGCAATCGGCGGCCGCCGGCGAGGAGCTCCGCGCGCTGTTCGGCTCTTGGTATTGGGCGCGGCCGCTGGTGGATCCGATGCTGCTGCTCGGTTGGACCGGCTGCGCGATGATCGCCGGAGCGCTGCCGTGGCGGCCGCACGCGTGGGTTACGGGCTCGAGCGCAACCGGCAAGTCGACGCTGCAGGACGCGCTTCGCTTCCTGTTCGACGGCGGCGCGCTGCACACGGCCGACGCAACCGAAGCCTCGCTTCGCCAGCTCTTGAAGCAACAGACGTTGCCCGTGTTCTTCGACGAGCTCGAGGCGAGCGAGGACAACCGCAAGGGCCGGGCGGTGATCAACCTTGCCCGCCTCGCCTCGAGCGGCGGCGAGATCTTTCGCGGCGGGCAGGATCATGAAGGCCATACGTTCAAGGCCAAGACGTGCTTTCTGTTCAGCTCGATCCTGCTCCCGCCGTTGCTGCAACAGGACCGCAACCGCCTCGCGATCCTCGAGCTCGAGAAAATCCCGACGTCGGCCCACGCGATCGAGCTCGATCCGGAGCGGCTCAAGGAGCTCGGCCGACGCGTCCGCCGTCGGCTCATCGACCAATGGCCGCGCCTCGAGGGGATGCTCGCCAAGTACCGCTCGGCGCTCGCCGACGTCGGGCATGGCGGCCGATCGCAGGATCAGTTCGGAGCGCTGCTCGCGATCGCCGATCTCCTGCTCTACGACACAGCCGACGACGAGCTGATCGAGGAAGTCGCAAGCTGGCTTGCGGCCGATACGCTGGCCGAAAAGTCGATGGAGCTCGCCGACGAGGAGGAAGCGGTACAGCACCTAGCCTCGACGACGCTCAAGGCGCGCGGCGGCGACGAGCCCGAGCCCGTTGTCCGCCATATCCACGACGCGCTTTCGGCCGAAGGCGAGAAGGCGCGCGAGCGGCTCGAAAACTTTGGGCTGCGGATCGTCGAATTGAAGGAAGAGGACGGCAAGGTTCACGTCGCCAAGCCGAGCGGAACCAAGTCGGCCGACGAGCTCTATCTCGCGATCGCCAACGCGCACACGCAGCTCGAGACGATCTTCGAGCGGACGCGTTGGGCGGAAGGCACCTGGGCGCAAGCCTTCGCCCGCGTCGACGGCGCCAAGAAAAGGGTCAAGGTCCGCTTTGCTCGAGACAAAGGTCGTTGGTCGACGCTGATCCCCCTTTCGTCGATCGTCGAGCTGGAAGTTGTGGATTAACTTTTGTTCATAACGCGGACAGGGTTGCGCCTCTAACGGAAGATCGCTTATGCCGAGCTTGCTCGGTCGCTCCGCAAGGGGCGCTTTCCTGCCAGTGACTGTTAGGAAAGAAGAGGGCGAGGAAACCCGTCGGTTTCCTCGCCCCGCCGTTTAGGCTCCCACCCCCCGAACCGACGTACCCCAAGGGGGGGGTATTGGACGTCGATCCCGAAAGAACGGGCGGGACTGTCTAGCCCAAAATGGTTAGGAGTCCAAATCGTTCCGTCGGAACGGTGACTTTTCCCCCAAAAGAAACGGGCCGTCCCGATTGCTCGAGCGGCCCGTTGTCAGCATCAGATCCTCGCCGAGCACCGATCAAAGCGATCGAGAAGGGCACGCTGACGTCGGCCGATATAATCCCGTTTCGTTCCAGCGGCAAGCGCGCTAGAGGAAGGCCGCCAGCGGTGCCCTCTCTGATTCGCGGCAACGCGGACGGCTCGGCGGGAGCTGATGCGCTGGCGGGGGAGGGCCGCCCCGCCGAATCGGGCGGCCTTCCTTCCATGTTACATGCCCTCCGCTGAATGGCCGTTCTGCGCGAGCTCGGCCATGATGCGGCCGACGCTCGACTTGTGACAGCCGAGCGCCGTAGCGGCCTTGCCGTAGCTGCCATGTTCGGCGACGGCCGCCGCGACCTTGGCCGGATCGAGGACCGGTTGCTTGCCGCGATACTTGCCCGCCGCCCGTGCCCGAGCGATCCCTTCGAGCTGGCGCTCGCGCCGGAGATCGTTCTCAAACTCGGCGACGAGCCCCAAGATGCCGAGCAACAGCTTGCCGGTCGGAGTGTCGGTATTGGCGCCCGGCTGCTGCAGACAGGCGAAGCTCGCGCCCCGTTCGCTCGCCCGCTGCAGGATCGTGTAAAGATCGGGGACCGATCGGGCGAGCCGATCGAGGCGGGTCACGATCAGCTCGTCGCCTGGGCGAAGATCGTCGAGCGCGCGCTCGAGCTCGGCGCGCTTGACCGTCGATCGACCGCTCTCCTTCTCGCGGTAGATCTTCTCGCAGCCGGCGGCGGCGAGCGCCTCGAGCTGCAGCTCGAGCGACTGCCCGCCCGAGCTGACGCGTGCATAGCCGATCTTCATCGTGCCTTCTCCCTCGGCCGAGCGAACATGACGCGGCCGCCCTGATAGGACTTGATCCAACCGAGCTCACCCATGACGCGCGAGACGTGCGTCGGCGAGGGGACGTAGCCAAGCGCGGGCTCGAGCCGCTCGGCGAGCTTTGAGCACGCGATCTCGGTCAAGGTCGCATCGCCGAGCTTCTTGTCGAGCTCGCGCTCGATCGCAGTACGTAGCTTGCTCATTGCAGCGCCTCCGCAGTCTCGGGAAGCGGGCGGAAGCACGCGGGCGGCTCGAGATCGAAGCCGATCGCCTTCCACGCGAGCGGCTTCCCGCGCCCTTCGGTGAAATGGTCATGAGTCCAGCACCAACCGGCGAATTGCCAGCGATCGACGCCGGTCTTGTCGTGCTCGTTGAAGCCGATCGTCGCGCCATATTGGTTGTCGACGAGCGCGTGCTCGCCGCCGGAATAGTCGACGAGAAGCCACAGCATCGAGCCGTCGCGCGGAGCGCTGGCGAGCGGGAGCCACGGATCCGATGCGCCGGAGAGCTCGAGGCGAGCGAGCCTAGTCGCTTCCTCGAGCGCCCGGCGCGAGTGCGGGTCGCCGATATCGAGCACGTCGATAGCGGCCTCGGTGACAATCCGGAGGGTTTCTCTAAGGCGGGTGATGGGCATTACTGAACACTCCTTTCCTCGATCTGTTCGGCGAGCTCGGCGACGTGGCGCTTGATCGCCTCGCCGATGGTCTGCAGCTCGTCGAGCGATGCGGTCGCGATCCCGGCGAGCACTTGCGCCGCCCACGTGCGTTGACACTTGGGGCAAGCGCCGTAGCTGGCGGCGATCGCCGCCGAGCGGGTGATCGGCACAAACTCGACGTTGCCAAAGTCGCCGTGATGCTTGGGATCGTAGCGCGGCGGCTCCTTGGTCGCCGGTCCAGCCTCCCAAAAGTGGCCTTCGTCCGACGGCTCGGGCCGCTCGCCCGCTGTACGCTGCGCCTCGGCCAGCGGCACGCCGCGGACGTTGAGCCAGGCGGCGAGCTCGGCGGGCGAACCGGGCACGTCGACGCGCTCGGCCTTCTTGTCCTGCTTGCCGGGCACTTGCCACGGCTCGGGCGAAGCCGGGTCGCTCGCCCGCTGTACGCTGTAGTATAGCTTCATGATCGGTGCTCCTTCTCCTGTGGTTGGTCAGTCGTGAAAGCCGAGCCGCTCGCGCGTCTCAAAATACTCATCCATCGCCATGCGCCCGGCCTCGCGGTCCTCGCGCGCCCAACGGTCCATGAGGCGGCGCGAGCGCTGCCGGGCGAGGATTCCCGCCGCCTTCCTGCGGCACCAACCCGAGCGCGTGATCCGCTCGGCCATGCAGAGCACGACGAGCGTCCGCCCGCGCTTTAGCTGGCGGTTGTGGAAGGCTTGCCGGTGCGCGTCGCTGCAGAACATCTTGCGCCAATCAAGGCGAGTGTCGACGTCGCCCAGGCACTCGGGACAGCGCCGTTGAACGTGCTCGTCGGGAGCGCCGCGCGGCGCTCCCGTGCCCGTTTCCGGCGGGCCGTGTAACATGGTCATATCATGCGCCCCCTTCCGGCGTCGGCCAGCTCCAAGACGCGCGCGATCCCGGCGATTGCCTTGATCCCGCGCACGATCTGACAGCTCTCCAATTGGTAGCGGAGCCGGGCGGCGTCGTAACGCCGATCGGCTTCGCGATAGGCTGCCTCCGTCGCCGGCGTTCGCGCCTTTCGGTACGCCTCGCCCGCTGTACGCACGGCTTCCGCCGCCGCCTCGGCCTCGGCCTCGGCCTCGCGGAACAGCTCGAACCAATCGCGAGTGTCGCGCGAGCGCGCCCAGGGCGGCGGGAGATCGAACAGGAAGGGCGCGTTCATGACGCCGCCTCGATGCCAGCGGCGGCGAGGAACGCGCGCCGCTCGCCCTCGGGGAGCGCCAGCGCGAGGCGGTGAGCGATGATGCCGCGCGCGTCCTCGAAGCCCTCAAGCCACTCCTGATCCTCGAACGATGTTGGCGCGTCCTTGGCTTCGGCGAACGTCCGCGCGAGCACGTCGAGCGCGAGGCTCGGCGGCGCGGGCGGCTCCTCATCAACGGCGAAGCCGTCAAGCTCGCAATCGAATAAGGTCGGGTCGCCGCTGTCCACGGCCTCGGTTAGCAAGTCCATCATGTCCCACGCCTCGGCGACTTGCTCGCGTGCGAGGCGCTCGGCCTCCTCTTGATCGACGGCCTCCACGCTATCGTGGAACGTGTCGCCGTCCTTCGCGGCGATTACGGAAAAAATCATGATCGGTGCTCCTTCTGTTGTCCGCTGTCGCGGTTAGGCGGGCGCGCCGTGTTACATGGCGCGCCCGCCAGAGCGGGACAGCTCAAGCGTCGGCGTCGGCTTCGTCCTCAATGACCACATGCCGGAGCGGATCGGCGCGCGGCGTTTCCGTGAGCTGCTCGGGCTGATAGGTTCCAGCGCGAAGCTGCGCTGCGGTCGCCGGATCGCTCTTTTCGATCAGCCGCGCTATCTCCTGATCGCTGCAGCCGCGCCACCGCGCCTCGTCGATATCGAAGGGGACGCGCTCCGCGTTCTCGAAGGCTTCGATCCAAGCGGGGTCAACGTCCGGCTCGAAAGGATCGGAGCGATAGCCTTCCGCAGTTCTCCCGTCGTCCTGCGGCACGTTCCACAGCGGCTCGTCGTCGCTGCCGCTGATGCCTTCAATGTCATAATCGAGCGTCCGGATCAGCAAGCCGCCGCGATCAGCAACGACGCCTTGCACGCAGCCGCCCTCCATCGTGACCACGACGCGGGTTGGCCGAGCGCCGGGGAAGCCGTCGAAGTCAGCGCACGCGCGCAACAGCGCGTCGGCTTCGCCGCGAAGCCAATCGGGCACGTCGCCGCCGTAGGCGTTGATCAGCGCCATTGCGGCGCGCAACAGCTCAGCGCCGCGATCTGCGACGGTCGGCAAGTGCCCGCGCCCGGTCGCTGCCATTTGACGCGCCCAGGCTTCAAGCTCCTGCTTGCGGCGCGTCTGCTCGCTGCCGTCGGGGTCTAGGACGTCCAGCGCGTCCGCGATCAGCTCATAGTCAAAGCTCGAAAGCGGCCCTTCGGCGATCTCGGCGCTGCGGTTGAGAAGCTCGGCGTCGGTCAGGCCGTGCTCGGCAAGGAAGGCGAGAAAGCCCGGAAGCGCCTTGGTCGGGATCAGCCCCGGCCCCGACACAAAGCCGCCCCTCGGCCCCTTGCCGCGGAATGAAACGCCATAGCTCTCGACGGTCGCGGTGATTGCGTCCGGGCCGTCCTGAAACTCGAATGTCCTCTTTGTCATGATCGGTGCTCCTTCTGTTTGATGCTGGCTGCATCTTGGAGCGGCGCGCCATGTTACACGGCGCGCCGCTCGGGGTTGCAGTCAGGCGCGCGCTTCCTCGGCCACCTTTAGGACGAGACGCACGGCGTCCTCGCTTCGGCGCGCGACGGCGGCCTCGGCGGCATGATCGGCGACGAGATATTCGTCGCCGCCGAGCTGCCGCTCGATCTCGGCGCGGACGCGGCGGCCCGTTTGGATGCGCCGAGCGCCCTTGCAGCTCGAAATCGCCGCCCGGATGCGCTGCAGCGTGCGTTTGTTGTCGGCGGCCTTGATCAGCTCGCGCGCCTCGATCAGCAGGGCGAGCGCCATTTCCACTTTGGCCGCGCCGCTCGCGCCCGCGAGCTGCTCGGCGATTGGCGGCAAGGGAACGTCCAACTCTTCCTCGTCGGTGCTGTACGTGTCGAGATCGCCGCGATGCTCGTCCCACCAATCGGACAAGTCGCCGTCGGGGTTCTCGGCCTTCCACGCCTCGAAATCGGCGCGGGTATAGCTGCTATACATGCCGCCCGTGCCCTCTATGAGCGCGTCCTCCATCGCTCGCTCGGACCCGAACGCCTGGGCGGACGTGCCGCCGTCGTCGTCGGTCGCGAGGCTGAAAATGCGAACCTTGATTGTGGGTCGTTCCATGATCGGTGCTCCTTTTTCGGGTTGCAGTCAGGCGCTCGCGCCCGCTGGTAGGACGGGATATTGCCCGCGCCGGTGCATCGCGCGGACGCTCTGCTCGATATCGTCGGGCTGCAGCTCGGCGAGATAGTGATCGTGGCCGATGCGGTCGCAGTCGCCTAAGTCGAGATCGTAGCGGTCGGCGTAGTGCCGGAGATCGCAAAGGATATCGGTCAGCGCCGCCTTTGGATCGTCGGGAAACTCGTACCCGGCGGATTTGAGCGCGAAGGCGGCGCGCGCGGCGCGCTCGCGGTTGATCTTGGGCTGTCTCATGTGATCGGTGCTCCTTCTGTTGATGCTGGCTGCATCTTGGAGCGGCGCGACCGGCGCGCCGCTCGGGGTTGCAGTCAGGCGGCGAGCAGCGCCTCGGCCTCCTCAATCAGCGCGTTGAGCACCAAGGCGGCGTCGTCGCTGTCGCCAAGCTCGCCCTCGGCGTCGCCGTAGCGGGTGAGGGCGGCGATCTTCTCGGCGAAGCGCTGCAGCTCCGGCGCGCGCGCGATCAGCGCGGCGTTCGCTTCGTGATCTTGCGCGCCGTCGAAGCTATCCATTGACGCGATCCAGTGATTTTCCGGCACGGAACGGATCGTTTTCGTCGCTCGCTCATAGCGCCACGCGCGCGATAGTGGCCGCACGCGCTCCGGCTCTAGGGCCGCTGGAAGCTCCTGATATTCGCCGGGTTGATCGTCGCGCATCAGCAAATGCCCGAACACGTGCCCGGTGCTCGGGGACCAATCCGAGACGCGATAGCGCTCGCCGGAGATCGGCGCGACGAGGATCGCTCCCGCGCCCAGGCGGCGCGCGTGCTCTAGTGTCTTGGTCATGATCGGTGCTCCTTCTGCGTTCGGGTTAGGCGTCGGCTTCGGCGCGGCGGTTGGCCGCGCAATCGGCGATTGTAACGCTGCCGGGGATGAGCGCGCCGCCTTTGTCGGAGCGTTCGGCGCGAGCGCAGCGGCGATGAAACTCCTCCAATGCTTCGACGAGCGTCAGATCATAGGCGCCGTTGCAGTAGTTGGGATGATCCTCGCCTTCCTGCTGGTAGAAATCCTGCACCATGAACGCGCCGCCGCCAGCGGCCCAACGCAGGGCGATCCCGCCGGGAACGGTGCAAGCGTCGCCAAGGGTTTTCACTTGAATAATGGTCTTGTGCATCGTGTGGCCTTCTCTCTGTTTGATCGGTGCTCTGCCCTTGTGCGGGCGGCACGTCTCTTATAGAATTGTGCGAGACTACGCAAGACGGCATGTAACACGGCCTCAAAACAACGCGCGCCGCGACTAGCGGCGCTCCTATCAATGCGAGGCTGCGACAGCAGCTCGCCACGCGCGCCGCCGACTAGGCGGCGCTCCGCTCGATCTCCCGCGCCCGAGCCCGCGCCGACGTCGCCGCTGGCACCGCTTCCGCGCCTCTATTTTCCCGAGCCCGAGCCCGTGCCCTTGATTTCGGATACGAAAAGGGGCAGCTTGGCAGCTCCACACGGGCGCGGGGGTTTGTTCCCATGTTCCCGGCGACGTTCCCAAGGTTGGGAACAGGCTTTTCCTTACATTTCAGCGACTTGCAGCGCCGTTCCCATTGTTCCCAACGACTCGCGGGCGCGCAATGTGCGCGAGCGCGCGCATGGGTTCGCGTGTGCGCGCGCGTATGGTGATAATGCATTTCCTTGGGAACATGGGAACAGCTTTAATAAGTGCATGAAATCGCGCTAAAAAGCTGTTCCCAAAGCCTCAAAAGCTTGGGTACAGAATTGGGAACATGGGAACAGGCAAGCGGCCCGTCGACGGCCCGGCCCGCTTCGTGATAGCCTCGGCGCGCTCGTCGCGACGGCGACGAATAATCTAGGGGGGTTTAATGGCCGATCATCCTTCGCCGGTCGCCGCCGAGCTGAATGAGGCGCGCGATCTCTGCCTGATCAGCGATCCGGAGCAGCTCGAATTGATCCGCGACGCCACGCCTGGGCGCGACGCTGGAACCGCCGTCGCCGTCGAGCGCCGTCGCGGTCGCGGGCGGCCTCCGGGCGCGCTGAACAAGCGCAACGCCAAGTTCCGCGATCAGCTCCTATCGCTCGCGCCGCATCCGGCGCTTGCCCTGGCTCGGGCCTATTCGACGCCGGTCGAGACGCTCGCAGCGCAGCTCGGCTGTTCGCTCCTCGAAGCCGCGCAGCTCGGGATCAGGGCCGCCGCCGAGCTGCTGCCCTACGTCGAGAGCAAGCAGCCGGTCGACGTCAATCTGCAGCGCCGCAACGACGTGGTTTTGATCATGCCGGGCGCTGGCGTCTCGCCGGAGCAGCTCGACAGGATCGCCGGTGAGGCGAGCGAGGGCATGACGGAGGGGATCGATTGGGAAGCGAGCGAGATCATCGACGTGCTTCCGTCTCTTTCGGGTACACCTTCGCAAGACGTCTCGCAGTCGGAGCCGGATCAGAGCGGCGACTAGCGCCGGATCGGCCGCTCGGCGGCAAGTCTTAGACCTATTCGAGACGGCCAGCGCCGGAGGGTTGCCGTTCGAGGCGGGGCACCCCCCCCCAACGCCACGCGCGCGGACCCGGCCCCCCTAGCGCTCGATACGCGACACATTTCGGAGCCGAAATGCGGCCCCGTAAAACTGTCTGCCGATCGGCGACGGCGGAAAGTTGGGGACGGTGAACGGGGCACGGGGCAGGGGGATTGACAAACCCCGTCAGCGCGCGGGAAACAAAGCGTCTCACCTGGGCCGACGGGCACGGGTAATCAGTGGGGGGGATCCGTCAAGGTGGATCGCGACGATGCGCGCTTTGTTGCTGACGCGCTGGATAGCCGAATCTCCGGTGATCGAGAAGCTCTCGATCAACTGGCGGCATCGTCGTTTGTTCGGCTAGGCGCTTCGGCGGCTAGGCTCTCTAGCCTAGCCGCCGATTGGGCGCCGGCTTTGCTCGCTGCGAGCGAGCTCAAAACGATCGCCATGTACGGAGCGAAGGCCGCCGACGGTCCCGCGCCTCCCGATCTGCAGATTTTTGTGGATAAGTTGCGCGAGCTGGCGGCCGAACCGCCGCAACAGCCGCGCAATCACCACGAACGACGGCGCGACTCGAAGATCCACCTTCCGAGGAGAGCGCGCGTCGCCGGCAGACTGCCGGCGAGGGTGCATTGAGCGGCAACGTCGTTTCCATCAGCGGCGGCCCGGCGATCGCCGCGGATCAGCTCCGGCTCTTTATCGAGCGCGCCGAGCGTCTCCACGAAGAAGTGGCGGCGCTTAACGAAGATCTCAAAGGGGTTTTCGCCGAGGCGAAGGCCAACGGGTACGATCCCAAGGCGATGAAGGCGTGCATCAAGCTACGCCGGCTCGAGCCTCACCAGCGGCAAGAATGGGACGCGCTACTCGAGACGTACCGAAAGGCGCTCGGCCTTGGCTGATCGGCGCCGCAAAGAGGTTCAGCCCTACGAAATGACGCCGGCGCGTCGGGCGGCGCTCGAGCGCGCGCAACGCGGCGCAGCCGATCGTTCAGGCTACGAGATCCTCGCTCAAATGGATCCCGAGCACGGGCTTTGGACGTGGGCGAGCTCGCCGCATCTGCTGTGGCTCGAAGCGCAGCTCCGGCACGTCTGTTGGCTTCCTCCGGAGCTCGGGCCTTCGCCGGCGCCGGCGCGCGCACGCGAGACGCGCACGTGAGAGGCGCGGAGCTCGCGATCGCCGGCGTCGCGCTGATCATGGGCGCGAGGCTCGCCAGCTACGGGATCACGGCCGCCTGGCCGTGGCGGCACAGGTGAGCGAGCGTGAAAAGCTGCTGGATCTCTTTTGCTCCGCGCTCGAGCGCGGTTTCTCGATCACGGCGAGCGCAGCGCGTCTCGGCCGATCGGCGTCGTGGGGATCCTTGGCGATGAAGGAGATCTGCGACAGGCTCGGCCCGCAAGCGACGGAGCTCGATCTCGGGTGGCGGCCATGAGTTACGGGCCGGCAGGGCCGATCGGCGCCGAGGAGTTCCGAACCCGCGAAGAAGAGGACTTTGCGTGGCGCCGCGAATGGGAGCGCCGCCACACGGCGCTCGAGCGCGCGATCGCCGCCGCGCCGTCGCGGCAAGCGCGGCGACGGCTGCAGCAAAAGGGGCTCCCGTCGTGAGCTGGCTGATCAATTCGATTTGGTGCGCGCTGTTTCATGGCCGCTACACGTCGCAGCGCTCGGCCGCGGGCGATTGGTGCTCGATGTATTGCTCGAAGTGCGCCGTGAGTTGGCCGGAGCCGCGATCATGAGCTCGATCGGCCGCAAAGCGGAGTACGTCCGCGATCGGATCCGGACGCCGGCGCGCGGGCACCATTGCCATTGGCCGGGTTGCGAGCGGAAGGTTCCGCCGGCGCTGTGGGGCTGCAGGGAGCATTGGTACAAGCTGCCGCTCGCCCTCCGTAACAAGATTTGGGCGACGTTCCGGCCCGGTCAGGAGCAGAGCAAGACGCCGAGCCGGGCCTATGTCGAAGCGGCGCGCGAGGTTCGCGAGTGGATCGAGCGCAACGAAGGCGTGGGGCGGCTCGCATGAACGCGATCGCGCAGCTCATGAAGCCGACGGGTCCGGTCGGCGAGCGCTTCCTCAACGACAAGAAGCTGATCACGGGCATTATGGGTCCGGTCGGCTCGGCCAAAACGACGAAATGCGTCGCGAAAATGGTCAAGTCGGCGCTGTGGCAAGAGCCCGGTCCCGACGGGGTTTACCGCGCCAAGTGGGGCGTCGTTCGCGACACCTATCCGCAGCTCAAAAAGACGGTCCTAGCGACGTGGTTCCGCTGGTTCCCAAAGCAGCTCGGCGAGTGGAACGGCGAAGCGCCGTTCGAGCACACGCTCACCTTCCTCGTGATCGAGGGCGGCAAGCGGAAATATGTCGAGCTGACCGTCATTTTCGCGGCGATCGGCGAGAACAAAGCCGAGGACGTCATGCGTGGGTGGGAAGTCACCGGCATTTGGCTGAATGAGGGCGATCTCGTCGCTTACGAAGTGTTCGCCTACGCCATGACGCGCGTCGGCCGCTTTCCCGGCGCCTCGCAGGGCGGTTGCCACTGGCGCGGCCTGATCCTCGATATGAACGCGCCGGATATCGAGAATTGGACTTACGGCGTTTTCGTCGAGAAGGATCTCGGGCTCGACAAGGAGCTCGAGGAGGAGCTCCGGCGCGAGCTCGGCGAGCTGTTCGGCGTCGGGTTTCACGTGCAACCGGGCGGACGATCGAAGGATCCGCCGCCCGAGAACATCGAAAATCTGCCGAAAGGCTATTACGCGCAGCAAGTTTTCGCACTCGCCAAGCAGCCGTGGCTTGTCCGCCGCATGGTCGACAACGAGTTCGGGCCGACGCGCCACGGGCAAGTCGTGTTCACCGAGTATAACGATGAAGTTCATTGCGCGAAGGCAACGCTCGAGCCGATCCGCGACGTCGCCTTGAAGATCTCGGCCGACGCCGGAATGACGCCGGCGGCGGTGATCCGCCAGCGCGACCACCGCGGCCAGATCCGTTGCCTGGGCGAAGTGGTCAACCTTGCCGAAAGCGAGCATGACGCGCTCGAGCAGCTCGGCGCGACCGCGTTCGGCCGCCGCGTCGGCCGCTACGTCAAGGATGAGTTTCCCGGCGTGCCGGTTCACCCGATCGTGCGCGTCGATCCCGCCGCCGGCGCCGGCGAGGGCGCCAGCAGCGCGGATCCGTCGTGGCGGCAAAACTTTCAGAAGGGGCTCCGCGAGGAGCTCGGCGACGAGATCCGGGTAAAGAAGTCGCAATGCAAGAACAACAGCCTCGATAAGCGCCTACAGGCCGTCAGAACGCCGATGCTGACGCTCGTCGAAGGCGGCGATCCCGGTTTCATCATCTGTCCGACGCGCTGCAAGGTGCTCCGGAAGGGCTTCAAAGGCATGTACGTGATCCAGCGCTCAAACCTCGCTGGCGGCATGTCGCGCTTCTCGGATCAGCCGGCGAAAACGATGTGGTCGCACGTGCAGGACGCGCTCCAATATGGCTGCGTCGACGAGCAGTACGGCGGGAACGACGACGATCTCGACGGAACGACGCACCCAGGCATGAAGCGCCGCGATCGCGCGGGCCGGCGCGAGGTCAAGGTCGAACGCGATTACAACGTGTTTAGCGGGAGGTAGCGATGAAGGCACTCGGCGGCGTGATCGGAGCACCATTGAAGGCGATCGGGCTCATCCCGAAGCTGCCCAAGCCGCCGGCGCCGACGCCGGCGGTCACTCGAGACGACGCGCGCGACGCGGCGCTCCGGCAGGATCAGCTTTTCGGGCGCCGGGGCGGCGCCGCGGATCAAATGACAGGCGCAAGCGGAGCCGAGGCGGGCGCCACGTCAAAGACATTACTCGGCTAACCCACAGAGGGGGGACACATGGCAGAAGGAAAGTCGGCCGAAGGCAAGGGCCGCGACAACAACAGGCGGCTCGCCGCGCTCGAGTCGAGCGTTTCGGCGCTGGCGATCGTCTTGACGGCCAACGGGATCACGATCCCCGAGGGCGGGGATCCGATCGAGGTCGCGATCGCGACGGTCAAGTCGTTCGCCGAGCTCAAGGCGAAGGCCGTCGAGCTTACCGCCGAAAGCGATCGGCTCACCGTCGAGCTGTCCAAGGCGCACCAGCGGATCGGCGCGCTCGAAACGGATCTCGCGGCCAGACCACACGCGCCGGACGCCGAGGAAGTCGAGGAGCTCCGCAAGCGCGTCGTCGAGCTGACCGCCGAAGTCGGTGAGCTCGAGCAAGATCTTCTCGATATGACAAACGCGAAGAACGCGCTCGCCAATCAGCTCGCAGATGAAGGCAAGGGGACCGGCGAAGCGCCGCCCGAGCCGCCGGCGGCGGCGGAAGCCGAGCCCGAGCCCGTGCTCGAGCG